AAGGCGACCCTGTAGAACTTGCAATTAAACGTACTTCGACTTTCAGCAGAAAAAAGATATTAATGACAAGTACACCAACAACAAAAGATTTTAGTCGGGTTGAATCTGAATATTTAGCGTCGGATATGCGGCGTTACTGGGTTCCCTGTCCGGCGTGTAATGAATATCAAACGCTTGTTTGGGGTCAGATGAAATGGGAAAACCGAGATGCTTCTACGGCTAAATATGAGTGCGTCCATTGCGGGGAAAGATTCGACGAAACACATAAAACCGCCCTGTTAAGAAAAGGGGAATGGAGGGCAGAGAAACCGATGACAAGAAAGACAGCAGGGTTTCAAATGAGTTCAATTTATAGTCCCGCTGGGTGGCTAAATTGGCCTGAATTAGTTGAGGAATTTCTAAGGTCAAAAGATGACGCGCCTTTATTTAAGACCTTTGTTAATACTCGTTTAGCTGAAACATTTGACGAAAGCTATCAATCACAATTATCAGCAGAGGCGTTATTAGAACGTTGTGAAAAATATATGCCCGGAACTATCCCAGAGGATGTTTTGTTTCTTGTAATGGGGGTAGATATTCAAGGAGGCGGGGGAACAAAAGACGAACGTATCGAAGTTAGTACGTGGGGGATAGCTCCAGACGAACACATGTATTTAATTCAGCATGACGTTATTTATGGCGATCCAAATCAAGGGACAGTATGGGAGGGGTTAGATATATTGCTGACAAATGAATATGAACATCCAAACGGCGGTAAGTTAAAAATTGAATGTTGTGCAATTGATACAGGTGGTTTAGCAACGCAGGCCGTTTATAACTATTGCCGTCAACGTCAAGGGCTAGGGGTAATTGGAATTAAAGGTAGTAGCCAATCAGGAAAACCAGCAATCGGGCGCGGTTCACGGGTTGATCTTAATTACAGAGGCAGGGCAATAAAAAAAGGTGTGATTGTTTATATGGTTGGTTCAGATACGATAAAAGACGTTTTGTTTGCTAGACTAAAATTCAATGACAAACTGCATTTTCACGCACAAACGACGGAAGAATATTTTAAACAATTTACAGGTGAAAGACGGGTATTAAAGAAAAACGGTAGAGGTACGGAATACGTTCAGAAAAAGAATCAAAACGTAGAGGCGTTGGATACTGCTGTTTATGCTTATGCAGCCCTTAATCATCTCTATCAACGCTTTCCTCGCGGTAAAATCTATCAAATCTTTGCTAATCGACTCTTAAAATCGCTTAATTCAACTAAGGAAAATACGCTAAACTCTAAGAAACCTACGTCTAAGCAGGGTTATGTTCACAAATGGTAAGGGGTCGCGATGAGTATTCCGGCAAGCTTTCGTTCAGGCTCAACTATTAAATGGCGTGATGATGCTGTTTCTGATCCCTTTGGCGAACCTATGCAAAGTACCGATGGATGGGCGTTAAAGTATTACATTCGGACAAATGCAGCATTAGGACATACCGCAACAGGAACCGCATACGGAACAGGTTGGGAATTTACTATTAGCGCTACGTCAACAGCGTCATTAACGGCGGGTGATTATTTTTGGCAATCAGAAGCATCGAAAGGCGCTGAAAAATATGAAATAGGAACGGGTCAATTAGAGATTTTGCAATCGCTTACCTATACAGGCAATGCAACCGCTATTAATGACAAGTCACAAATTCAACAAGATTTAGAAGCAATACAATCAGCAATTAGAACGTTAGTTAGTGGGGGTGTTGTTAAGGAATATTCAATTGGAGGACGCAGCCTTAAGAAATATGAGTTATCGGATTTGATGACTTTAGAGAGTCGATATAAGTTCCAATTAAAGAGAGAACAAAAGGCGCAAGATATTGCAAACGGTCTAGGTAATCCACATCAAATTTTAGTTAGGTTTTAATCATGGGAATTGCAAACGCTTGGCGTGAATTGTGGAGGGCTAACCCTTCGACAATAGAAAAACCTGTTAAGCAACGTACTTATGCAGGGGCGCAAATGAGCCGCCTTACTAGCGGTTGGGTTACATCAACTAACAGCGCAGACAATGACATTAAAGGTAGTTTGAAAAAGCTACGGAATAGGTCAAGGCAGTTAATCCGCGATGTTGATTATTGCAAAAATGCAGTTAGAGCAATTACTGACAATGTTGTTGGTACTGGTATTAGGTTGCAATCGCAAATCAGGCAACAACGAGGCGGTAAATACAATCAACGTTTAAACGATCAAGTCGAAAAAGCGTTTGAGGAATGGAGTCATGCGGATTCATGCGACGTAGCTGGAAAACTTTGTTTTAATGATCTTTGTCGGTCAGCGGTTTCAAACTGGGTTGAATCAGGGGAAGTATTTATAAGAATTATTAGAGGTAAAACATTTGGTAATAGCTCTATTGCTTTAGCTCTTCAATTGTTAGAGAGCGATATGGTTGACGAGGATTATCAAGGTAAAGCGCCTAAAGACCATGAATGGCGAATGGGTGTATTAGTCGATAAATGGGGTAGACCTAAAAAGTACGCTGTATTTTTGAGACATCCGGGGGACACCTTGTTTGTTGGTACGCCTGCTAATCAAAAACGACATATCTTTATTGATGCAAAAGACGTAATTCATTTAGCCAAATTTGAAAGACCCGGACAAACTCGCGGGGTTCCTTGGTTATCCTCTGCGATTCAAAGGATGCACCATTTAGAAGGATATGAACAGGCAGAAATAATTTCTAAGCGTATTAACTCGGCACAAACCGCATGGATACAAAGTCCAGAGGGTGAATTAAACGGTGATGATGTTGTTGACGGTGAAAGAGTGTATGACCTTAGCCCCGGTCAGGTGAACTTTCTTGCGGCTGGAGAAACCGTTCACGTTCCAAATTTAGATAATAATTCTGGTCAATTTGAACCATTCTTAAGGGCAATGTTAAGGGCGTTGAGCGCTGGTATCGGTGTTAGCTATTCAACCTTGTCTAGAGATAGCAGTCAGTCAAATTACAGTTCGAGTCGATTAGATTTGTTACAAGATCAGGAAGCGTTTAAGGCGATTCAATATCAATTAAAGGAAGTTTTCTTAGAAGTAATTTTTAAAGAGTGGTTAGAAGTTGCTGTTTTATCTGGATCATTGGAATTACCAAATTATCAAATGCAACCGAAACTTTACCAATCGGCTCGGTGGATGTTTAAAGGCTATGGGTGGGTAGACCCAATGAAAGAAACACAAAGCAACCAACTTGCAGTTTCAAGCGGTTTTAAACTTCAATCGGAGGTATTGGCAGAGCGCGGTTTAGATCTAGAGGAATTTTTAACAGCTAGAAAAAATGAGATAGATATGGCACAACAATTAGGGTTAAATTTTGAGCCTCAGCTAAATACGCCTAAGCAGACTAAAGTAGACGAAACTAATACTCAAGATAACGACGATGAAACGTGATTTTGAAAACCAATTAGTTCAACGTGGTTTTGCGTTGGATGTAAGGGAGGTCGAAAAAGAAGATCGAACCCTTGAATTTCCGTTTAGTTCTGAAGAGCCTGTTACTCGTTATTTCGGTAATGAAGTTTTAGAGCATAGAGAACAAAGCGCAGATTTAAACCGTTTAAATGACGGTGCGCCCCTACTTTGGAACCATGATCCTGACAAGGTTATTGGTGTTGTTGAAAGGGCATGGATTGATGAAAAGAAAAAACGCGGTTATGCAAAAGTTAGATTTAGTGAAGAGGAATTTGCATCGTCAAAATTTAGAGATATTAAAAACGGAATTATCAGAAATATCTCATTTGGTTATGTCATAAAAGACTCAGTACAAAAGAAAGGAACCGAGGACGTTGTGATTCGCAACTGGGAAGCTTTCGAGATTAGCGCGGTTGCAATTCCCGCAGACGCGAGTATCGGTATAAATAGATCTGCTGTTTCTACTGTTTCTACGCAGAAAGAAGATAATATAGTGCAAGAGCGTAAAAACTCAGCGTCTTCTGACGCACCCTCAAACCCTAGTTCTACAGAAAATCAAATGACCACATCCAAAGAAACATTGGAGGTGCGTTCAGAAACTATTGATACCGACAAGGTATTGAAGACTGAGCGTAGCCGTATTTCAGACATTCAGGCAGTTGCAGAAAAGTACGACCTAAAAGATTTAGGTAATGAGTATGTAAGAAGCGGCAAGTCTGTTGCTGAGTTTAACGCTGCTGTTTTAAGAGAGTGGAAGCCAGAGGCATTAGCTCCAAAGGCTGACGCTGCTGACATCGGCATGGAAGAAAAAGAGGTTAGAAACTTCTCATGGTTAAGAGCCATGAACTATCTAGCTAACCCAAATGATGCAGGCGCTAGAGAAGCTGCAAGTTTTGAAATTGAAGTATCAGAGGCCGCCGCTGCAAAACGTGGAAAGGCATCCGCTGGTATCACAATCCCTAACGATGTACTTCGCAGAGATCTAAAAACTACTCCAGCTACAGCGGGCGGTAATTTAGTTGAAACTGTTTTAGATAGTGCAAATTTTATCGACCTGTTAAGAAATGCAAGCGCATTAAATCAAGCGGGTGCAACTGTTCTAACTGGTTTAGAAGGGAATTTAGCTATTCCAAAACAGACAGGAAGTGCAAGCGCATATTGGGTTGCTGAGTCCGGCGCTCCTACTGAAAGTCAACAGACAATCGGTCAAGTTTCAATGGTTCCTAGAACTGTTGGCGCTTTCACAGACATTTCAAGAAAGCTAATCATTCAATCATCAATAGATGTTGAAAACATGGTTAGATCTGATCTTGCTGCTGTTTTAGCTCTAGAAATTGACCGCGCTGCTTTATATGGTTCCGGCGTAGCTTCTGAGCCTCTCGGTTTACACAATGTTGCGGGTATTGGCGGACAAGCTTTTGCGGCTGGTAACAATCCAACCTTTGCGGAAGCAGTAGGAATGGAAAGCGACGTTGCAACAGCTAACGCATTGCGTGGTAGTGCTTCTTATATCACTAACGCGACAATTCGCGGAAACATGAAGGTTAGGGCTAAGGATTCAGGATCAGGTTTATTCCTTTGGACAGGTGACAACACCGTTAATGGATACCCTGCTTACCTATCTAACCAATGCGAAGCAGGCGACGTTTGGTTCGGTGTTTGGTCTGATTTGATTATGGGTTATTGGTCAGGTCTTGATCTAATGGCTGATCCATATACTCATTCAACATCCGGCACAATTAGAATCCGCGTTTTACAAGATTGCGACGTTGCAATCCGTCACGCTGGTTCATTCTGCTTAGGTGCTTAGTAATGAAGATTGAAGCCCTTCGCACTTTTATGTTGTCG